GATGATTCAGACGTTACCAGAAGAAACCGCAATGGGCAGACTAGCTCGGGATTATATAGCTTGTTCATACCTATGGAATGGAATTACGAAGGATACATCGATTCTTATGGGTTACCTGTCTTTGAGACACCCAAAAAACCTAAAAAAGGGCCAGATGGTTTCCCCATTGAAATCGGTGTTATCGAACACTGGGAAAATGAAGTAGATGGCCTTAAAGATGATCCTGATGCGCTTAATGAATTATATAGACAATTTCCACGTACAGAGAAACACGCATTTAGAGATGAGGCGAAACAATCTTTATTTAATTTAACAAAAATATACGAGCAGATAGATTATAATGAAGATTTAAAAAATTCTAATATTGTTACACAAGGTAATTTTATGTGGGAAGGTGGGATTAGAGATACAAGCGTTCAATTTGTCCCAAGTAAACAAGGTAGATTTTTAATTTCTTGGGTTCCAGATGTTCAACAACAAAATAGATTTATTGTTAAAAATGGTATGAAATACCCTGCTAACGAACATATGGGAGCGTTTGGATGTGACTCATACGATATATCAGGAACAGTAGATGGTAGAGGATCAAAAGGTGCATTGCATGGTTTAACTAAGTTTACTATGGACACTTGTCCACCTAATTTATTTTTTTTAGAATATATAGCTAGACCACAAACAGCTGAAACATTTTTTGAAGATGTACTTATGGCGTTACATTTTTACGGTATGCCAATACTTGCTGAAAATAACAAACCTAGATTATTATATTATTTAAAAAGAAGAGGTTATAGAGGTTACTCTATGAACAGACCAGATAAAACAATGTATAAATTATCTGTAACTGAAAAAGAAATAGGTGGTATACCTAATTCAAGTGAAGACGTTAAACAAGCTCACGCCGCCGCTATTGAATCTTATATTGAAATGTTTGTAGGTTACAATAATGAACAATATGGGACAATGTATTTTCAAAGAACATTAGAAGATTGGGCTGCTTTTGATATAAACAATAGAACAAAGCATGATGCATCAATAAGTTCTGGTTTAGCTATTATGGCTTGCAACAAAAATAAATATAGACCTGTGCCTGAAATTATAAAAGAAAAAGTAAGTTTAAATTTTTCTAAATATGACAACAAAGGTTATAAATCAAAAATAATTAATTAGATGATTAATACGAGTACTAATAGTTCCTTTCCTAGTCAGGTGGTACCTGTCGCAGAAAAGCTTAGTTTAGAGTATGGTCTGCAAGTAGGGCAAGCCATTGAATATGAATGGTTTAGAGGTGGAAGAGTTAACGGGACGAGATGGCAAAAAGGTTTTCAAAACTTTAATAGATTAAGATTATACGCTAGAGGTGAACAACCTGTACAAAAATATAAAGATGAATTATCAATTAATGGTGATTTATCTTATTTAAATTTAGACTGGAAGCCAGTACCTATTATCCCAAAATTTGTGGATATAGTTGTTAATGGTATATCATCAAAAAAATATGATATAAAAGCTTACGCTCAAGATCCTTTTTCACAAAAACAAAGAACTAACTACGCTTCGTCTATATTAAGAGACATGTTATCAAAGCCTTTACTTGATAATATACAGCAAAATTTAGGTGTGGATGTTTATAATGTAGTTGATCCTGCTAATTTACCACAGTCAAAAGAAGAACTTGAGGTGCATATGCAATTAAACTATAAACAATCTGTGGAAATTGCTGAAGAAGAAGTTATTAACAACGTATTAGATTTTAATAAATACGAATTAATTAACAAAAGAATTACAGAAGATATAGTTACAATAGGTATTGGAGCTGTAAAAACTAGTTTTAACAAAGCTGAAGGAGTGGTAATTGACTATGTTGACCCTGCTAATTTAGTTTATTCATATACAAATGATCCTAATTTTCAAGATCTTTATTATGTAGGTGAAATAAAATCTATTACAATACCTGAGTTAAAAAAGGAATTTCCTAATTTAACTAACGAAGAACTTAAAAAAATACAAAAATATCCTGGTAGAGAAGCTTATATGAGATCTCCTAATTCAGATAATGATTTAGTTCAGGTTATTTATTTTGAATATAAATCTTACATAGACCAAGTATTTAAAGTTAAAAATACAGATAATGGTTTAGAAAAAGTGTTAGAAAAACCAGATACGTTTAATCCACCTGAAAATGATAACTTTGAAAGAGTTTCAAGAACAATAGAGGTATTGTTTACTGGAGCTAAAGTTATGGGTGTTGAACAAATGTTAAGATGGGAAATGTCAGAGAACATGACAAGACCTAAAAGTGATTTAACTAAGGTAAATATGAATTACAACATCGTTGCGCCTCATATGTATCAAGGTCGTATAGATTCACTTGTAGGACGTATAACTGGTTTTGCTGATATGATACAGCTTACATCACTTAAATTACAACAGGTCATTGCTAGAATGGTTCCAGATGGTGTGTTTGTAGATGTAGATGGTTTAGCAGAGGTTGATTTAGGTAATGGTACTAACTACAATCCACAAGAAGCATTAAATATGTATTTTCAAACTGGTAGTATAGTTGGTAGATCATTAACACAAGATGGTGATCCTAACAGGGGTAAAGTACCTATTCAAGAATTACAAACATCTAGCGCTAATGGAAAAATAGCATCATTAATTAATACTTATCAGTATTATTTACAGATGATAAGAGACGTAACAGGTCTTAATGAAGCACGAGACGGCAGTTTACCGGACAAGGACGCTTTAGTTGGATTGCAAAAAATGGCTGCCAATGCTTCTAATATAGCTACTAAACATATTTTAAATGCTAGTTTATATCTAACATTAAGAACATGTGAAAATATATCGCTAAGAATAGCTGATATGCTTGATTTTGATTTAACTAATAATGCTTTAAAAGCGGCAATAGGTAAATTTAATGTAGCGACTTTACATGAAATAGATGATTTACATCTTTATGATTTTGGTATATACTTAGATTTAGAACCAGAAGAAGAAGAAAAAGCTATGCTTGAACAAAATATTCAAATGGCTTTGCAACAAAATCAAATATATCTTGAAGATGCTATTGATATTAGAGAAATAAGAAACTTAACATTAGCTAATCAAGTATTAAAATACAAAAGAGTTAAAAAGCAAGAAGCTGATCAACAAGCTCAAATGGCTAATATACAAGCACAAGCTGATTCAAATGCTGAAGCATCTGAAAGAGCATCTATGCAAGAGGTGCAGAAAGGTGAAGCCTTAGCTCAAACTCAAACACAAATAGAACAAGCAAAATCCCAGTTTGAGATTCAAAGAATGCAAACTGAAAATCAACTTAAGTTACAATTAATGGCTCAAGAATTTGAGTATGACATGAAACTTAAGCAAATGGATATAGATACAAACACTAAAAAAGAAGCTCAAATAGAGGATCGTAAAGATAAACGAACTAAAATACAAGCTTCACAACAATCTCAAATGATAGCTCAACGTGAAACAGGCGGAGCGCCAACAAATTTTGAGCAAACTCAGAGTGATGAAAATTTTGATATGCAAAATTTTGATCCACCTCAGTAATTTTTTACTAATTTTTATATTATTTTATTATGTCACAAACACAAGAAAAAGCTGGAAAGCTTAAGGTAAAAGCTAAAATGCTTAAACCTAAAAATTTATCAAGAAATGATGAACCTATAAAAGTAGATTTATCACAACCTAAAATAGAAGAACAAGATGCCATTCAAACACAAGAGACAAATGATAGCGATGTTGTTGTCGAAAAGCAAGAAAACAGTGTCGACAGCAAAGAAGTGGCTAAAGAAGTACGGTCCACCGAAGAAGTAAAACCAGTTATTGAAGAAATAATTGAAGAAAAACCTGAAGAAGAAGAGATCGTAAACATAGGCGAAGAAATGGTACAAACATCAGAAAAGCCAGTGGCTAAAGTATCTGATGAGTTACCTAAACAAGATATTAATCTACCTGAAAACATTGAAAAAGTCGTAGACTTTATGAAAGAAACAGGTGGAACGTTAGAAGATTACGTAAGATTAAACGCTGATTATTCTAATGTAGACAATGATACTTTATTAAGAGAGTATTATAAACAGACTAAATCTCACTTAGATTCAGAAGAAATTAGTTTCCTTATGGAAGATAATTTTAAATATGATGAAGAGTTAGATGAAGCAAGAGATATTCGAAAGAAGAAACTTGCATACAAAGAAGAGGTTGCAAAAGCCCGCAAGCATTTAGATGGTTTAAAGAGTCAATATTACGACGAAATCAAGTTGAGACCCGGAGTAACTCAAGAACAAAAAAAGGCTATGGATTTTTTCAATCGCTACAACGAAGAGCAAGATGTAGCTCAGCAACAGCATGAAACTTTTAAATCTAATACTAAAGATTATTTTACTAATGAATTCAAAGGTTTTGATTTTAAATTAGGAGAAAAGAAATTTAGATATGGAGTTAAAAACCCTAGTGAAGTTGCACATAACCAATCAAACATTTCTAATATAATTAAGAAGTTCTTAAACGATAAAGGAGATGTAACAGATGTTCAGGGTTATCACAAAGCTATGTATGCCGCTGAAAATGCAGATACTATTGCACAACATTTTTACGAGCAAGGTAAAGCCGATGCCATAAGAGATGTTGCTGCTAAATCTAAAAATATAAGCAATGAAGCTAGGGCCACTGCTCCAAGTGATGTTTATATTGGCGGATTAAAAGTTAAATCGATCAGTGGTCTTGATTCTTCAAAATTGAAAATTAAAACAAGAAAATTTAACTAAAACAATTATTAATTATGGGACAAATCGCTCCGGTGTTTGGAAGTATAGTACCTTCTCAAACTCAACTACCGCTAGCTAATAACTACCTAGCGTTTAACACTGCTGCTGCAGGTGCAAACGATTTCGCACAACAGTATTTACCTGAAGTATATGAAGCTGAGGTAGAAAGATATGGAAACAGAACTTTAGGTGGTTTCTTAAAAATGGTTGGCGCTGAAATGCCAATGACTTCTGATCAAGTAATTTGGTCTGAACAAAATAGATTACACATCTCTTACACAGGATGTACATTAACAGGACCTGGTGCTGGAACTTTCGTTTTCAGTGTACCTACTAACGCTGCTGTTGGTGCAACTTCTATTAAAAATGCAATTGCTCCTAACGATACTATCGTTGTAATGAACCCAACTACTGGCGTTACATTAAAAGGTATTGTTGGTGCTGTAGCTGCAAATGGTGCTTTAACTAACGTTACTGCTTATCCATTTACTGCTGCTAACTGGGATACTTTAGGTATTGCTGCTGCTGCAGGTGCTGCTGGATTAAAGATATTCGTTTATGGTTCTTTATTTGCTAAAGGAACTGGAAGCGGAAACTTCTCAGTACAGCCACAATTTACTCAATACTCTAATCAACCAATCATTATCAAAGATAGATTTGAAATCAATGGTTCTGATATGGCACAGATTGGATGGGTAGAAGTTGCTACAGAAGATGGAACATCAGGATACTTATGGTATTTAAAGTCTGAGTCTGAAACAAGATTACGTTTCGACGATTACTTAGAAATGGCAATGGTTGAAGGTGAACTAGCTGATGCTAATGGTGGTTTTGTTGCTCAAGCAGCTAACGTACCTGGATTCTCAGCTACTATCAACGCTCACGGTACTGAAGGTCTTTTCCAAGCTATTACTAATAGAGGTAATATCATGAGTGGATTCCAAGGTGCTACGGGTATTTCTGATTTCGATCAAATACTTAAAAACCTTGATACACAAGGTGCTATTGAAGAAAACATGTTATTCTTAAATAGAGATACAGACTTAGAGTTTGATGATATGCTAAGCCAAATTTCTGCTGGACAATCTGGTGGAACTGCTTACGGTTTATTTGAAAATTCTGAGGATATGGCTTTAAATTTAGGTTTCTCTGGTTTCAGAAGAGGTTCTTATGACTTCTACAAAACTAGCTGGAAATACTTAAATGATGCTTCAACAAGAGGTGCAGTAGCTGTAAACAATATCGATGGTGTATTAATTCCTGCGGGAACTTCTACAGTTTATGACCAAATTTTAGGTACAAACATTAGAAGACCATTCTTACACGTAAGATATAGAGCTTCTCAAGGAGATGACAGAAGATACAAAAACTGGATCACTGGTACTGCTGGTGGTGCTTACACTTCTGAAATTGACTCGATGATCGTAAACTGGTTATCAGAGAGATGTTTAGTTACTCAAGCTGCTAATAACTTCGTGTTATTCCAAAGCTAGAATTACTTTTAAAGAGTTAGGCGCTTCGGCGCCTAGCCCTTTATTTTTTTTATTAATTATATTATATTATATCATGTCAAAGACAAAACAAAAATTAGCCCCTGAATGGGAGATCAAGGATAGAACATATTTTTTAACAAATAATATATCACCTTTAACATATACTTTAGGAACAAGACACTCAAGAAGATACCCGTTGTTACATTTTGATGAATCAACAGGTGAACAAAGAGAATTAAGATACGCAACCAATCAAAACTCACCATTTGTAGATGAACAAAAAGGAGAGGTTACATTAGGTCACGTTATATTTGAAGAAGGAATGTTGTTTGTTCCAAAGCAAAAACAAAATTTACAAAAATTACTTTCATTATATCACCCAAGAAAAGATCATGTTTATGCAGAGTTTAAACCAGAGGTTGTAGCAACTGATGAAATAGATGAAATAAACTTTGAAATAGAAGCTTTATTAGCTGCTAAACAAATGGATATTGATCAAGCAGAATCTGTGTTAAGAGTAGAGAAAGGATCTGCGGTTAGTGAAATGAGTTCTAAAGAGATTAAAAGAGATTTACTTTTAATGGCTAAGAAAAATCCAGCAGGATTTATAGCAATAGCTAATGATGAAAATGTTGGATTAAGAAATGTAGGTATTAAAGCTGTAGAGCAAGGGATAATTAAAATATCTCAAGATCAAAGAACATTCCATTGGGGATCTAATGATAGAAAACTAATGACAATACCTTTTGATGAACAACCATATTCAGCTTTAGCTGCTTGGTTTAAAACTGATGAAGGTGTTGAAGTTTTTAAAACAATAAATAAAAAGTTACAATAATATGTAACTATAATTATAGTGAAGGGTCACTATTGTGGCCCTTAACACTATTAACTAAAATATTAAAATGGCAATAAACGTAAATACTGTATATCAAACCGTTTTATTAATACTAAACAAAGAACAAAGGGGTTATATGACACCTATTGAGTTTAATAAAACAGGTGCTCAAGCTCAATTAGAAATTTTTGAAGCATATTTCGATAGTTTAAACCAACAAATACGTGTGCCACAAACAGATACAGACTATGCAAATAGGATTTCTAGTCTTGACTCAAAACTTTCTATATTCAAAAAATTTGATACGGCTGTACCTATTTTTGTCAATGGCACAGCAACAAGTACTTTTACTTTACCTGGTTTTGGTGTTTCTAACAACACTAACTTCACTCAACCAGTAACATCCGCAACACAATCTTTTACGGTTCCTAATCCAGCTGTTCCTACATATACTCTAACAGGTAATGCATTGACTTTATCTAATAGCGGTGGAATATGTGAAGTTTTTAAAAATGGAGTTTTATTAAACTCTGTAGACTTTACATTAAGTGGCGCTACTTTAACCTTATCAAGCACTCCTTCTACAGGGGATATAATTATAATAAACTTATATGCTAATCAATTTTATAAATTAGGTAGTTTATTTTATACAGCAGGCGCTAAACCAACTCAAGAGCTTGAAAGAGTTACAAGAACAGAGTTGTATCATTTATTAAGTTCTAACTTAACAAAACCTACATTAACATATCCAATATATGTTTATGAAAACAATAGAATAATAGTTTCACCTGAATCTATAACTAATGGTATTATGGTTTCTTATATAAGAAAACCTATTCCACCTGTGTGGGGTTTTTCAACAGTTAACAATGCTTATTCTTATGAGGCGTCAAGTTCTTATAATTTTGAAATAAGCTCTGTTGATCAAACAGAACTTATATTAAAAATACTTTTATATGCTGGTGTTGTAATTCAAAACCCAGAAATTATACAAGTAGCTGCCGCACAAGTACAACAAGAAAATATTAATCAAAAAAGTTAATAAAATATGCCTAGACCAGATGGTGGATTAATCACCGAAACTAATAGACAATACTACGCTGGAGCTCAGCAGTTTTATATAGATGCAGCAGGTGCAGGTAAAACATTTACTAGTACTTTTAACACTGATTTAATATATGGTAGTTCAGATAAAGCTAGCGCACAATACGGATTAAACAACTTTCACATATTTACTAGTCCAGATGCTTTAACTTGGACTGAATTAACACCTGACAGTTCTCAAACAACAGCTATTAATGTAAATGCTAACGTTGTCGTAGGTAATCAAACCTTAACAATTACAGTCGCTAATATAAACATTGTAGCTGGTATGTTAATACAAAACTCAGCAGGAACACAAACATATGGAACTGTAACTCAAGTTTTATCTACAACAACATTTACATGTGCTGTAGTTATTCAAATACCTGCAAACGCAGCGCTAGTGTTTAAATTTGCAGAACCATACACAGAAATTAATAATATAGTTACTGTAAAATCTTATTTACCATTAAGTACATATGTAAAAATACAATTAGTAGAATCTGCTATAGAAAACAATTACGGTAATTATGAGTACACTAGTCTTGATGACGTAATTGATAATTTTTTAATTGCATACGTAGGGGCTGGTAAACTTATACCTAGTGTAAAAAGAACTGATGTTATATTTCACGCTAAACGTGGTTTGCAAGAATTTAGTTATGACACATTAAAAAGTGTGCGTTCACAAGAGTTAACAGTACCTTTAAGTTTAACTTTAACTATACCTCAAGATTATGTTAATTATGTTAGGTTTTCATGGATAGATCAAATGGGTGTTCAACACACTATATATCCAGCTAATGAATTAACACTTAGACCTTATATGAATCCTGTACAAGATGATTCAGGTTCACCAACACAAGATAATTTTGATTCTAATTTAGAAGGCACATCACAAACAGAAAAAGCTTGGAATGATAATAATCCTAGAAAATTAAGCGGTGCGTTTCTAAATGATTATAATGTAGCTGATTTATATTGGCAAAACTATTACAACAATGCGTTAGGCCAAAGATATGGTTTAAACCCTGTTACAAGCCAAAGAAACGGTTGGTTTGTTATAGATGACAGAAGAGGTCAGTTTGGTTTTTCTAGTGACTTAAAAGACAAGTTAATAGTGTTAGAATACATATCTGATGGTAATGCTTATGACTTAGATGTTAAAATACCTAAACTAGCTGAAGAAGCTTTATATTCTCACATATTATATTCTATACTTTCAACTAGTGTAGGGGTTCAAGAATATATTGTACAAAGATTTAAAAGAGAAAGAAGTGCTAAATTGAGAAATGCTAAGATAAGATTATCAAATATAAAACTAGATCAAATAGTTCAAGTGTTTAGAAACCAATCTAAATGGATTAAATATTAAACATGGCAGAAATTAAAAATAGTTTTCTAAAGTCCAAAATGAATAAGGACTTAGACGATAGATTAATTCCTAACGGTGAGTATAGAGATGCAAATAATATATCTGTAGGTAAATCTGAAGATGATGATATAGGTGCATTAGAAAACGTAAAAGGTAATACTTTAGTTCCTGGAACTAATGTCGGTACTTTAGAGGTTATAGGTTATTTAAAAGATAACAACTCTGAAACTATTTATTTATTTTTAACAGACAGCGTTAGTGATCATAGAATATATAAATATTTCAACAACTCATATACAAAAATAGTTGAAGGTACTTTTTTAAATTTTAGTAATCAAAACTTAATAAGTGGTGTTAATCTTGTGGAAGACTTATTATTTTTTACAGATAATAGAAATCAACCTAGAAAAATAAATGTTAATAAACCATTAGGTTATTACACAAAAGAAAACCAAATATCAGTTGCTAAATATAATCCATACGAACCATTAGAATTATTAAAGTCTACAACTAGTGTAGCTGGAGCGGCTAGCGCTTCTACAATTATAACGTTATCAGTAGCTAACACAGCTATAACTAAAGGTATGAATGTTATTGGCCCTAGCATAACAGCTGATCAATATATATATGTAACAAATGTATCTGGTGTAACTATAACTATAAATGCCGCAGCAACAGTAGCAAACTTAGATGTTTTAACATTTTTGACTACAACCATGACTGGTAAGGATATTACTTACGATTTTAATGGTGGTGCAGATTGGCCTGGTGATCCAGATTTTTTAGAAGATTTATTTGTAAGGTTTAGTTATAGATTTAAGTTTGATGATCAGGAGTATTCTTTAATGGCACCATTTACTCAACCAGCTTTTATTCCACAACAAAAAGGTTATTTTTTAGAAGGTGATGAAGATGCTGCATATAGAAGCACAATACTACGTTTTATGCAAAATGGTGTGCAAAATGTAGAATTAATTATACCATTACCTGACGCACAAAATAAACTTGGAGCTCAAGCAAGTGATACGTATAAAATAACTGAAATAGATATATTGTATAAAGAGTCAGATGGTAGAGCAGTAAAAGTTTTAGACACTATTAAAACTGAAAACTTATCTTCAAGTTCTAATATTTATACATACGATTATCAGTCAAGAAAACCTTATAAAACACTACCAGAAAGACAAACCGTAAGGGTTTATGATAGAGTTCCCGTAAGGGCTTTGTCTCAAGAAATAGCTGGTAATAGAGTTATGTATGGTAATTTTCAAAGTCAACATACTCCGCCTGCAACGTTAGATTATAATGTTGGTGCTAGCCCAAAAAACTCTACAGTTTTTACTAACTGGGCTGAATATCCTAATCATACATTAAAACAAAATAGAAATTATCAAGTAGGTTTTATACTTGCTGATAAGTTTGGTAGACAATCTTCAGTTATATTGTCTTCTGTTGATCAAGGAACTACAGTTGGTTCTGATTTTTTTGGTGGATCAACTTTTTATCACCCTTATTCTTCAACAACTCAAAACTTAAAACAATGGTTTGGTGATGCTTTAAAAGTTGTTATAAACACAGCTATATCAAGCACGGCTGATTCAAACACTGGAACACCAGGTTTATATGCTGAACAAATAAGTAGTGGTTTTAACATAACAGGAACTCCAACAATAACAGATACTACATATAGTTTTACTTTAGCTGGTGGTGCACCAACAACCGGTATACCAACTGTTGATTCATATTTAAGGGGTCAATACATAGATTTTGTAAAAGTAACTAATGTAACCGGAACAGCTCCATATGTTGTTACAACAGAGGGAAGGGTAAATGATTTTTTATATTCTGCTACAACTAATAATCCTGATACAAAGTTTGCTTATACTCTACCTAATACTTTAGGTTGGTATTCATATAAAGTTGTTGTAAAACAACAAGAGCAAGATTACTATAACTGTTATTTACCAGGGTTTTTGAATGGTTATCCAGATCATGGTGGAACATCACCTTATCCTACAAATGAAGATAATAAAACTGCTCACGTTGTTTTACTTAATGATAATATAAACAAAATACCTAGAGATTTAAATGAAACTTCTGATCAACAAAAACAATTCAGAAGTTCTGTTAGATTATATGGTAGAGTAAACAATACAGCAACTGATAATATTCAATATTTTCCAGTAAGTACAAGCGGTACTCAAATATTACCGTTAAATATAACAGCTGATACAATTGCTACAGCTGTAGATTTAAACATGGGTTTTGATGAATTGTCAAATGCAGGTAAAGATAATTTTTATCAATTAGACACAAATCCTTTAATAAGTAGATTAGCTACTTCTAACGCAGGAACAACTAACATAGGTGTTTTAACAATAGGTTTAACAACGCCTTTTCTTTCTATTGTAGAAACAGAACCTGTTGAAAGTTTATTACAATTGTTTTACGAAACATCTACGGCAGGTTTAATTGCTGATTTAAATGCTGATATAAATACTGGTTTTGATGGGGTAGCTGCTTTATCTGCCTTAAGTTATTCGCATAACGAAGGTATGGCTGCTAACACAGATATAACCGCTATTTTTTATCCACAAAATAATCAAGGTAGTAATTTTTCTAATACAAATATAAGTGCAGTTAGTATGACTGTGGTTGATGGCGCTCAACAAACTAGAGCTACAGGAAATTTAGCTGATGGTTTTACGGGTGATTTTAAATTAATAACATCTGGAACTGGATATAAGCTACAAACAGCTGTTAATACTTTTGTTTACTCTAATGCAGGTTATGAAAACAATGGTGATTCAAAAGAAACTTATACCTTTACATTTACATGGACAACCGTAGGTGGCGATACTAGTTCTACAGTAGCAACTGGATCACTTACTAATTTAGCTCCAGTTTTTACAGCAGGAGCAAGTTTGCCAAATGTAACAGTTAGTGCCGGAAACACAACAGGTGTTACTAGAGATGGATATAATGGTTCTGCAATTAATAGTTCTATTCAGTTAAAATACAGTATAGTTTCACAATCTCCTGGTTCATATTTTTCAGTTAATTCAACAACAGGTATTGTAACTAAAATAGCTTCTACACCAATAGGTGTTTACACTTTAAATTTAAAAATAGAAGATGCTGTTGTTGGTGGTGTTACACAAGCTAATACAGAAAGCGTAACAAAGCAACAAATAATAACCGTAGGTGCTGTTGCTGTAAATAGTGGTGTTATATCTGGTTGTAAATCTTTAGGTAGTCCTAATTTACCAGCTACAAGTCAAATTACAGCTCCTTATACTGGAACTAATGTTACTGGTGTTTGGTATTTATCCGATAGTATATTAAGCTCATTTCCCGTTACACCCTCAGCAAACACAAGCGAATCTAATTTTGTACATAGATTAGGTTCTGCAGCGTTAAGCGCTGGAACTTTAGTTTTATCTTGTAACATGCAGCAGAGTTTTACAAACAATCAAGGTGGTTTTATGGGTTTTGTAAATTCTGGAATAATATGGAAAGTGTGGCATAGAGATCCTAGCGTAACCAGTAGTTGGGCAATGATAGAAGATGTTAATAATGATAACATGGGTGCTCCAGGAGTAACTTCGTTTATATCTAATCCTTCATTTGGAACAACTAAATATGCACAAACTGTATTTGCTTTTAACGAGCCAGGAGAATATGTTATAGCCGCTACAGACGCTAATACAGGTCAAGCCGCGGTTGCTGCAGATGCTATGTGTGCTTGGGTCAACTCAAATGATTTATATTATAGCACTTGTGTGGTAGAAAATGGATCAGATGTTACTGATAATAGTACTCCTAAAAACTATAGATATGATGTTTCAGGAGCTCAAACAGCTTATAATTGCGCAACTGGTAATACACAGAGGTACGCGCCAATGCCGTACGCTCAATATGTAGATTTATTTTACACGACAAGTTCATTAAATAGCCCTTGGACACATAGTCAAGCTGAATATTATAGTTTTAAAACATCAGCCGCAGGATCAGAACCATTAACAAGTATAAGAGTTTCAGCTAAGTTTGGAACAAATGGTATAAAAATAAGCCCTGCTTTAATACCAGATGCTTGTAATGATCAATATGCTAGAGCTTGTCAAGGTGGTAATATAACTTGTGCACATCCTGTATACGGTGGTGAAGGTTGGTAGTAATAATAACAAAAAATAAGTGATAATAAAATAACATGGGCGCTACTTTAGAATTAAAATATTTTAACTCGTACTGGTTGAAGAAAATGTCAAACGTTGTAGATGCTAATCCACAGCCAACAGCACCTTATGCAGCCGTCCCTCAAGCTTATGCTAATGATAATACTAACGATTGGTTTATTGAAGAAGCTAGAATAAGAGGTGGTTATAATAATACTATAACTGATTTAGGTGTTAAAGCTCACATAGTTGAAGACAATCCTAACAATCAAAATAGGTTTAACACAATTATATACTCAGGAGTGTTTAACTCTAGAACTGGTATTAACCAAACAAATGAGTTTTCAGTAGGTGAAGATATAACTAGAAGTGTAGATCCAGCACATGGTTCTATACAAAAATTATTTGCAGAAGACACTAACTTAATTATATTTCAAGAAGATAAAGTAAATAGAGCGTTAATAGATAAAGACGCTATATATACAGCTGAAGGCCAAGCTTTAACCGCTTCTGGTAGAATGGTTATAGGACAAATAGTTCCATTCGCTGGTAAGTATGGTATAGCTACAGATCCTTTTAGTTTTGCTGTTTATGGTTATAGAAAATACTTTACAGATAGAAAAAGAGGTTGTGTGTTAAGATTAAGCACTGGAGGTGAAATTATAGAAATATCAGGTTATGGTATGCATGACTTTTTTAGAGATCAACTAACACAAGATGGTATAACTAAAATAGTAGGTGGTTGGGATAATCATACTAAAAATTATATATTATCTATACAAACAGCTTCAAGTTACAATACAGTTTCATTTGATGAAGGTGTACAAGGTTGGACTAGTTTCTTTAGTTTTAAACCAAGCTTTATGTTTAGTTTAACGTCTACTTTCTTTTCTACAAATGCTGGTAAACTATACAGTCATTATGGTAATAGTAATTATGGAGAGTTTTATGATGTTGAGAACGATTCTGACGTAACTGTTGTCTTAAATTCTTCACCATCAACAGTTAAAGTTTTTAAAACAGTAAACTACGAGGGTGGAACAGACTGGACAGTAAGCAGCATAGTTGCTAGTTCAGGTGATATAGCTTTAGCACCAATATCTAAATACAGTTTACCAAGCAACTTAACTGATTTAGAAAGCGAAATGTTTTCTAATAAGTTTAAAAGAAAAGAAAACAAATACTTTGCTAATATTATAAATAATTCATCACCAGGGAAAGGAGAGGTATTATGGGGAGCAAGTATGACAGGTGTAAAAGGATTTTTTAGTACGTTTAAGTTTAACTTAGACAATAGTATAAACCAAAAAAGAGAATTGTTCGCAGTATCTTCTGACACTGTTGAATCATCATATTAAAATATTATGGAAGAAGTTTTAAATATATTATACGAATTTTTATTTGTTGGGCCTAGTGGCGTAACCATGGGAATAGGACCTTTAGCCGCTGCGGGTATAGTAAAAGGCGTTGGAGCAATAGTTGGTGGTCTATTTGGGGCTGGCAGAGCTAGAAGAGCCAGAAGAAGAGCTGCTGCTGAAAAAAGAAGATTAAAAGGTGAGCTAAACAGTTTAGAAAAAAGTAGACAAAAAATAATAAACCCATATGAAAACACAAAAGATTTAAGTTCATTAGCTAAAGATCTTAGTGGTAAACTAAGTAATCCATATGGTAGCTTAAGTGTTTCTACTGCTGGTGCAGCGATGCAGGTAGAAGAAGCTGATATAGCTTTAGCAAACACATTAGACACTTTAAGAGCTACAGGTGCTAGCGCTGGTGGCGCAACCGCTTTAGCACAAGCTGCTTTACAAAGTAAAAAAGGTGTTGCAGCAAGCATAGAACAACAAGAGGCTGCTAATGAAAAGTTACGAGCACAAGGTGAACAATATTTACAACAAGCTCAAATACAAGAACAAAGAAGATTACAAAATGTAGATATTCAAGAAGGTAGAAGAACACAACAAGCTGATGCTATGGGTAAAACATTTCAGTTTAATGCTCAAGAAAGAAGAGAAGATAGTAAAATTGGATATACAAGACAACAAATAACAGGTGCACAACAAAGAGAAACCGCTGCTTATAATCAAGGCACGAAGGCTATGATGGGTGCGATAGGTGGTCTAACACAAATTGGTGCGGTTGGTGCTGCTGGTGGCTTTAAATCATATGACGCAAATAATGAAATGTCTGAGGAAACAAGCAAAGCGTTAACAGCCTTAATATAATAAGCTATGGGATTAAAAGAAAAACTAATAGAAAATAAAAAAATCAACGAACAGATTAAGTTTGCTATATCAGAACAACAATCTAGACTTTCTTATGAACTTGGCTATAGTGATAGTAAGGTAGAACCTATTGATTATGCCTCTTTATTTGATCCTTTTATAAAGCAATATGCAGATATACAGCTTGCACTAACCAATGGAACAAGTGAAAATCCAGTTTATGATAGAAAATTTAGTGATAAAATAATAGCTAGTGTTGATAATATAAAAGTTAGTTTAGAAAACATGCTTGGTAATACAGAAATTTGGAATGAAATGGTGCAAAGTTCTGGTTTAATGGGTGGTTTAGATATGATGGGAACACCTGTAAGTAGATTTTTAGCTTTAAGTATATTAAACGGAGATCTTGGAGGTAAAGTAGATATAAAAGCAATTGATGGCGATATAGATAAATTAGCTTGGGAAATATATGAAAAAGACGGTTCGTTTGTTGAAAGAATATATTTAAATAAACTTAATGAGTTGTCTGAAACTCAAGACATGTTTGTAAGTATACCTAATACATTAGAGCAAAATGAAGGTTTTAAATTAGCTAGTCCTGAAATATTTGAACAAAAACAAGTTGGTAGCGATCAAGAAAATAACGTGTTAACAGGTGGTGTTACTGAAGTTTATAGAAAAAAGAAATCTGATGGTCAGTTAGATATTAAAACAAAAGACTTAGACGCTAACATGGTTCAAGACTTTTATATTGTAGATAAAGATTTAATAGGTAATAGTTTACAATTTAATACTGAAATGGATAAAATAACATCTGGTTTACTTGAAGAATTTCAAAGCTTTGATCAGGTTATAGCTTTTAACAATAATATATTGGCTGAAGTTACAGATAATTATTTAGAACCAGCCAAAGCATTAAAAGATAACCAACAAAAAAGATTTCAAGAAGATTATAAAAAATGGTTTTTAGAAACACAAGTAGGAACAGAGTTTCCGTTAGGTGAACCTAGACTTAAGGTAAAAGAAGTTGTAGAAGAAGCAGAACAAGTAGTTTAAATTTAATATATGACTTGCGAAGAAAAAAGAATACAAAATAATTGGACTCAAAAACAATTTGAAGAATGTGTTCGAAAAAATTTACCAGACTTGTCTGAGGCAAATGAAAAAGCTAAAGAGTTTAATAAAGATAAAGAACAAGGTAAGATAGCGGGGCTTGTAGAAAAAGGTATTGATAAAGTTAAAGAAACTGTTGAGGCTGTAGATTTAGGTTTAGATATTATTACAGGTGCTGCAGAAACATATGCTGAAACAAATAAACTAAACAATTTAAAAAATATTAAAATTTCACCAGAAAGTTATGCTGGTGCTGAATCAGACGAATTTTTTAATCCGGAGTTTTTAAACACTCTAGGTCAAAACATGTCTAGCAATAATATTAATGACTTAACTGACGAAGAAAATAAAGTTTTTTCTGAATTAGGTTTACAAATAGCTGTAGATAGAAATAAGGATAATCCTGATTATGTTCCAAGCACTATGGATATATGGAATGAGTCAAGAAGATTAAAAATATTAGCAGCTCAAGATGCTACAGGAGAAAAAGCTACAGTATTAGAAAATTTAGCTGGTAAAAATGTTCTAACAAATGCAGTTTCTGATTTATACAGAGCAGCTAAATCGGGTTATGCTCAACCTAAAGATTTACAAACTTCATTAGAAATTTTTGAATCAGGTGACGAAACACAAGATAAAGTTTTAAGTAAATTTTTAGAAAATCAAAAAGAGACGTTAGTGTCTAACGAACAATCAGACGAAGCAAAAGAGTTTCAAAAATGCTTAAAAGAAAACGGTAATGGTTTTTTAGGTTTAGGACTTTGTTCTATTAAAAATCCAAGATATATTACACAAGTTGCTGTAGAATCTATGGCTTTAAATGCAGGTGCTGTTACTCAATCTCAAACAGTAAGAAACAATGCGTTTGGTGGAGCTGTTAGTGGAGCGGCTACTGGAAGCGTTGTACCAGGTGTAGGTACTGCTACTGGAGCTATGAGTGGAATGTTTTATGGTGTAGGCTCTACGTTAGAAAAAGGAATTACATTTAGCGAGCTTTTAATTGAAGCAACAGGCATAGAAGATGTTTCAAAAATAACAATAGAAGATCTTAAGAAAGTTTTAAATAATCCAGAAAAATTAAAAGACATACAAACTAAAGCAAAAAGAAGAGGTCAAGTTATAGGTAGTGTTTCAGCTTTATCAGGTGGTGCAGCAGCAAAAACAACTGCAGCTTTAGTAAAAGCAGGTAAAGGTGTAAAAGTTGCCGCTGCCGCTGGTAGTGGTGTAGAAATGATAGGTGAAGGAACTGGAGAGTTTTTAGGACAAAAAGCAGCAGGTCAAAAAACTAACAAAGAAGAAATATGGTTAGAAATGATTGGAGGTTTCGGAACTAAAGTCCCTATAAGTGTTGGCGGTGTGTTATTAAATTTAAATCAATTAAGCTCTAATTTACAAGTAAGAAACCAAGTTAAATCTAACGGCTTTGCAAACATGTCTGACGCTTTTAAACCTGGCGTTAAAACAGATAAAGCTCAAATAAATATAGCTCAAATACCTAATGCAGAAAAAACTTTAAATATCAGTTTAGAACAACAAATAAACAGCAGGGCTATTACACCTCAACAAGCTAATGATATTAAAATTCAATTTAGAGAAACAAAAGCTGTGGTTAATCAAATAAAACCTTTAGGTTTATCTACAGAAAAACAAAGTTTAGTGGTTGATTTATTAAAAGAAAAGAAAAACTTAGAATCAACTATAAATCAAGTTAATGATGAAAACTTAACAATTAAACAATCTGAAAGAGTTAATGAAATTAACGAAGAGTTAAAAAACATAGGTGAACAAGAAACACAAAAAAGTGTAACTAAAGAAGCTCAAGGTAAAAAAGGTCAAGAAATAGACAATTTAGCTGGCCAAAAAAATGAAGATGGTAAATATGAGGTAACCAAAGCTGAATGGGATAGTGGTAAAGCTGATGAAGTTATTACTGAGATATATAATAATGACATGCTAACTGGTTTAATAGAAAGTAAAATACCTATAGAAAAACCACCTGGGTTTTCAAAACCTGATTTTGTTAGTGGTGTTGTTGCTGAACTAATACCACATATAAGAAATTTTAATCCAGAGGTTAACAACAGTTTAAACGGTTGGATAATGTCTCAAATCAACAATAAGGTTGGTAATGTATTTAAAAAAGGTGAAGCAGGTACTAAACAAGTTTTTGAAACAGATGTTACAGAAGCAAAAGGTGTTACCGATGGAACAGATGTAAACGTGCAAATACAAGAAGATTTAGATATAAGCCCTAGAACAGCAGAACAAAAAGCGTCAGTAACTAAATTAAGAGATATTGCAGGTGTAACAACTGAAGAAGCTCAAGTAGGCGTAACTGAAACATTAAAAACAAGACTACCTGGTGTTACGGAAAAAAAGTTTAGACAAAAAGTTAATGAAGCTAATAGATTAAAGTTTGGTGAAAAAGTATTAGCTGAAATGGGTGGACTAAAAGACGCTGGTAGATTAGTAACGTTTTTAGATACTAATTTTAATGATATAATAGCTGCAATACCTAATAGCGTTAAAAATAAACAATTAGCTTCTTTATTTAAACCTAAACAAGTTGGTAGAGCTAAAACTAAAGTTGGTGAAGGTATATTTGAATATACAACACCTACTAAACAGGAGTTAATAGATTTTTATACTACAGGTAAAAATACAACAAATAGAGCCAGAGTTAAAACATTAGCAGATGTAATAGCTCAAGAACTAGCTCTTGACGCTACCGCAGAAGTTTTAGCTGATCCTAAAGTACAAAAAGAATTTATAGAAAGACAAGAGCTACAAGGTAAAGAAACACCTAAAGATACTATACCTAAATTATTAGAAGCTATTGATAGACAAATAGCTGATTTACAAACACAAAGTGATAAATATAAAAATGTTTTAGGTTTAAATAATCCTAAGGTGGTTATTGATGGTTTAATTATATTTGCAAAAACATTTAAAAAAGTTTTACAAACAACTTCTAATGTTAAAAAAGCTGTTGAAGCAGCTTATAAAAGTTTAAAAAAATATTTAGCTGGAAAAGTTTCTACTATAGAGGCTGATATAATTATTGATGAAGTAAAAGAATCTGTAGGTGAAATAAATAAGCTTGATGATGCAACAATAGATAAAATAAAAGAAGCTTTAACTGAAAGTTTAGAAAATTATGATAAAAAACAAGATCAAGCTAATTTTAAAGCAGAAGCTAAAAAATTAAAAAATAAATTGGTTGATAAAGCTTTGGAAAACTCTAAAATTTATTATGCTAAAACAAAAAACAAACCAAGTCGTATTGATACAAAGGTTGCTGATAAGTTAGTTGTAGATGCTGTTAAATTTGCAGAAGCAATACCAGCAGAAGCACACAAAGCTTTAGGAATAAAAGGTAAACCATATACAGATATAGTTGGAACGCATAAAAGAAATTTTGATATAGCTGAAAAAAAATTAAAAGGTCCAGATAAAGGTAAACCAGGTAGATATAAGAATAATTTTGATAATTTAAAATTAAAAACTGCAGACCAATTAATAGCTGATGGAACTTGGAGTGAAAACACGGCTGAGATATGGAGTAGTATAGATATGTCTAAAGTTCAACCTCTTAATTCAAAAGCAACTAATTTATCACCGTTACTTACTGAAATAAAAAAAATATTAGAAGGTAAAACTAACGCACAAACTGTTGCTGAAAAAAAAGCTGCTATTGATAAAATATATGATCCAGAGGTTGGTTTAAATAATTTAAAATTTGCTGAATTAAACGCTAGCATTTTAAAAGATGGTTATTTAAATGGAAGCTTAAGTTTAGATTATATTATTAATGCTCTACAAGCCCAAACCAATGTTACCGCTGGTTTTAGAGCGTTTACTGATATAGGTGGTATTGAAATTAAGGCTGGAAAAGTTGATTTATCTAATTTTAAAGGAGAACACTTACAATCTAACTCTCAAACTATGTCTGAAATACTGGGTTGGATACTTTCACCTAACTCTACATCTTTAGAATTAAAAAACATATTATCTGGTCATACTCAAATATTTGGAGATAAGACTAAACTTTTTGATCCTATTGATACAACTTTTTCTAAAACATCTAGATTAGGTGCTGAACGATTAACAAGAGGTTTAGATAAAAACACCGTAGAATCTATATATGTTCCTTCAACTAAAACAGATTTTTTAACAGATGCCGCGCAAAATGAGTATAAAAAACAGGTTAAAGAATTAGGTGAAGCCGCTAAAAAAGCTTCTACAGTTTTAAATAAAGGAGAACAATTTGTTGAAAATAATCCTGATATTATACCAACAGTAACAGATCCAGAGGTTTTAGATAAAGATATAAACCAGATGATTGAAGACACTAAGGGTATAAAATCTAAGTATAGATATTCTGATATTGTTGCTAAAAGAAAAGGTGCTGGTGTAATTAATTTTAAACTAATTCCAGCTAGCGCTCAAGATTTTCAAGGTTTAATGTATGATTTATACAGTAGAGGTAAAAAAGGTGAAAAACAACAAAAATGGGTACAAGATAATTTAGTAAAACCATATCAAAAAGGTATTGCAGATATAGATAATTATAGACAAGCATTGAAAAATGATTACTCTGCTTTGTTAAAAAAATTTCCAAATGTTAGTAATAAATTAGGTGATATAATTCCAGGAACAGAATTTACTCTTGATCAAGCTTTACGTGTTAATCTATGGATAAAAGGTGGTTTTGAAATACCTGGTTTATCTAAACGTGATATTAAAAAACTTAATGATTTTGTAGAAAAAAATCCTGAACTTAAATTATTTAATGAATCAGCTTTAGCTATAACAAAACAATCTAAATGGGTTGAGCCAACACCTCATTGGGATATTGAAAGTTTAATATCTGATTTAAACGCTTTAACTACTAGAGTTGGTAGAAAACAATTCTTATCTGAATTTATAACGAACGCTGATGTAATATTTTCTAAAGAAAATTTAAACAAAATGGAGGTTGCGTTAGGTACTAACTGGAGAGAAGCAATGGAAGACTCATTGTACCGCATGAAAAACGGGACTAATAGACCTTCTGGTACTAACAAGTTAACTAATCAATTTAACAATTGGGTTAACAATTCTGTCGGAGCAATAATGTTTATGAATGTTAAATCCGCTTTATTACAAACTATATCTTCAGTTAACTTTTTAAATTGGTCAGACAACAATCCTTACAAAGCCGCGTTGGCTTTAGCTAATTTTCCTCAATATATAAAAGATTTTAAGTTTTTGTGGAATTCACCTAAACTAGTACAAAGAAGATCAGGTTTAAGAAAAGATATAAATGAAGCTGAACTTGCTAATGCTGCTAAAAATGCTAAAAACAAACCTGCAGCTATGTTAAGTTATTTACTTAAATTAGGTTTTACACCAACACAACTTGCAGATAGTTTTGCTATTGCATCTGGTGGTGCTACTTTTTATAGAAATAGACTTGAAACTTACAAAAAACAAGGTTTATCAGAGCAAGAAGCATCTGACAAAGCTTTTGCTGATTTTTCAGCAGCATCAGACGTATCGCAACAGTCAGCTGATCCAATGTTGATTTCACAGCAACAAGCTAGTATATTAGGTAGATTACTTTTAGCATTTCAAAATACACCTGCTCAGGTTACTAGAATATTTAACAAAGCATCAAGAGATTTTATAAATGGAAGAGGTGATCAAAAAACTAATGTATCTAAAATGATATACTACGGTGCGGTACAAGGACTTATATTCGCTACACTGCAAAATGCTGCATTTGCTTTAATACCAGGTTTTGATAACGAAGAAGATGAAGAAAAGAAAAGTAAAGAGTTTGATAAAAAAGAAGAAAGAATACTTAACAGTATGGCTGATACCATGCTTAGAGGTTCTGGTGTTTATGGAGCTATTGTATCTACATTGAAAAACACTGCTCTTACATATTATAAAGAAGAAAAGAAAGATGCGTTTGGTAAAGATCATAGAAATACATTGTTAGAAATATTAAACTTAAGTCCACCTGTTGGTTCTAAAGTTAGAAAAATAAATAATGCTATAAAAGCTAGAGATTATAATAAAGAAGTAGTACAAGAGCAAGGTTGGGATGTGACTTTAAAAGGCAAAGTTAATCTTAGTCCTTCATATCAAGTTGTAGCATCACTTACGGAAGCAATAACTAACTTACCACTTGAAAGAGCTGTGGTAGAAATTGACAGAATTGTTGAAATGCTTGATGCAAGAAATACAACTTTTCAAAGAGTTGCTTTAGCATTAGGTTATAGAACATGGGATGTTAATACTAAGAATGAAGAAAGAGATCTTGTAAAAATAGAATCTAAACAAGCTAAAGAAGCTGCTAGAAAACAAAAGGTTATAGATGACAGAGCTGAAAGAAAAAGATTAAAAGAACTTGAAAAGTATAAAGGTAAAACTAAAGAAGAAATAAAACAGATGAAACGTAGAGACTCTATAGTTGATACTAATAAATCTGATCAAGTAAAATCTTTAATAAATCTAGGTTTAACTAAAAAAGAAATAAAAGAGCTTAAATACGAAGATGATAGAGTTAATAAAATAATTGAATTAACAAATAAATAATATGAAATTATGGATAAAAAAAATTGTAGGATTAGCAGGGACATTGTTATTAGGTGTAGCGGGTTGGTTAATATCAACTGTATATGTTATATCTATAGACACTCAGTTAATTAAAGAAAAAATGGATAAAGTTTACGCAGACGAATGCCCGTACTGTGTTCACTCTG